CGCTGGAAGCTTGACATGCAGAGTGATTCTTTTTTGTCGAAAAATATACGGCCTCTTGTTATGGTTTTTTTAACAACAATGTTTACCTTGCTAGCGTTCACAGATGGAAACATAGGTGGATTTCAAGTACAGAAAGATTATATTCCAATCTTTCAATCATTATTAATCACAGTCTATGGAGCGTACTTTGTTGGACGCACATGGGAAAAAAATAAAAAGAATGGCAAGAGCGATGTTTAATGGCCCTAGAGTCTCTCACAAAAAGAAGAGACCAGGGGTTCACTCTAAGAATGCCTCAAGAGGGCAATCATCATATAAGCAACCATACAGAGGTCAGGGTAGATAAAATAAAATCCATATCTTTGTAAAAATTTAATCAAAATGAAAAAAGTAGAAACAAAAGAGCTTGAGAAGGTAAATGCAATGAATGTAGAGTTTAACTCTCTTAAGAAAGCGATTGCAGATGCAGAGCTACAAAAGCATGTTGCCTTACACAAGATATCTTCACTTCAATCAGAGTTCAAAGAGTTAGAATCTGAGCTCGTTGAAAAGTATGGAGATAACGTAACAATTAACCTAGAAACAGGAGAAATAAAAGAAAATGTCGAAGATAAGTAACCAAACCTATTATCCAGCAGTAACTCCAGCAGATGGAGATTTTGTTATTGGAACAGATGTAAGCGATTCTAGTGCAACAAAAACATTTTTGTTTTCAGATATTAAAACATATGTTGCTTCTGAATTAAGTGTTACAAATGTTTTAAGTGGTTCGTCAACAAGTAACCAAGAGCCATCTGGGACAGATACAGCTCTTCAGGTTGAGTTTGGAGCTGCTCAAAAAACAGATACCGACCCAGTTAAATTGGCGGTAGATGGAACAATAACATTTAATACAGCTGGATTGTATTTGTTTAATGGTTATGGTAACTTTGAAAGACAAGGTTCTTCAGGGGGTTTATCAGTTATTTTGTTTAGAGCATTAATAAATGATACTCAATCTGGAATCATTAAAGCTGTTGAGCTTGAAAGTCCAAATGTCATGGTCCCTTATGAAACAACAATACCAATTAATGCTACTGCTGGTGATACTTTGAAGTGGCAAATAATGAGGGATAGCTCTGGAACTGGAGCTGGTGCAAACCAAGGTGGGCTTTATACTCATGCAAACTCTGGTCCTTGGGACGATGTTCCTTCAGCTTCAGTGAATATCTGGAAGATAGGGTAAATTAAAATAAAATAAAATGGATATAAGAAAGATATCCATAGGACCTGACTATAAGTCGGGTGCTATGCATTATATAGTGGGTCAAAACATTCTTAATGACAGCCACTCGATACATTTGATTCAGCACGATAAAGATAGAGATAGTATAAAGGTGTGGATTGAACGCAATGATGAGATATTTCTTTGGAAAGAGTTCAATGCAAACATGCCGATATCTGTCGAATACAACATCAACTTTGAATGAAGTCTCCCTTTTATTTTATCGTTGAGCCTGTCGGTGGTAGGCGTTATGATAATGTGAAAAAGATTGGGGATGTAGACTTCATAACAAGCACCTCACAAGAAGACCACAAAGCATCTAATCGTTACGCTAAAGTTGTAGAGTGTCCATCTGGATACGATGGCCCTATTCAAAAGGGCGATACACTTCTTGTTCACCACAACGTATTTAAGGTTTACTACGACATGTATGGGAAGGAAAGAAGTGGATTTAGTTTCTTAAAAGACAAAACGTTTTTCCTAGAACCCAATCAATTCTTTATGTATAAAAACAAAGATGGTTGGCATACTATAGGTGACTTTTGTTTTGTGAAACCAGATGAAGATTTAATTGGTTATATTAGATACAGCAATGAATTTCTTGAGGACTCTGGTGTGAATGTTGGAGATAGAATATGTTTTACTCCAGAGAGTGAATATGAATTTGATGTTGATGGTGAGATTCTTTATAGGATGAAGTCTAATGATATAGCTCTTGTTGTAGATGGAAGTTAGAAAGTTAAAGGAAGATATTATAAAAGCTGGAGAGGCAGCCGTAAAGGAGCTAATTAAGGTTGCTAAGGAGGATATTATTAAAAAGGGACTAGATGATTTGTCTCCAGAGTTAGCTGCTGATAGATTGAAGAATGCAGCTGCTACAAAGAAGCTGGCTATATTCGATGCGTTTGAAATCTTAACAAGAATAGAAAATGAGAAGAATATGTTAGCTGGAAAGACTACAGAAAAAACAGAACAAAAACTACAGGGGTTTGCAGAAAGAAGGTCAAAATAGTTTGTATGAAGAGCTTCATGGCCATATCCCTAAGAATGTAATCTCAAACAAGAATAGGGCTAAGAGCTGGAAGTATGGATATGACGATAAATATGATATGGTTGTTATATCCAAAAACGGAACTATTGATTCTGTAATATCTATTAGTGGATTGAATATAGCTCTACCCAAAAAACCACGTAAAGTTTTTTCACGACACAAAGATTTTTCTGAACAATACTGGGAAGTTCAAGAGTATCCCAAGGAGCTTTCAAGGATACCAAGTATATTCCAATGGCATGAGTCTGCTCAAGAGTTCAAGGACAAGTGGGTTGATTATATAGAAGAAGAGTTCAATAGAAGAGAAGATGGCCTGTGGTTTATGAACAATGGAAAGCCAACATACATAACAGGAACTCACTACATGTATCTTCAGTGGACTAAAATAGATGTTGGAAACCCAGAGTTTCGTGAAGCAAACAGATTGTTTTTTTTGTATTGGGAAGCTTGTAAGGCAGACCAAAGAAGTTTTGGAATGGTGTATTTAAAGATACGTCGTTCTGGATTTTCGTTTATGTCTTCTTCTGAGTGTGTTAATACTGGAACGCTTGCCAAAGATGCAAGGGTTGGAATACTGTCAAAGACAGGTTCTGATGCAAAGAAAATGTTTACAGACAAAGTAGTGCCTATATCAAACAACTACCCATTCTTTTTCAAACCCATACAGGATGGTATGGACAAACCAAAGACTGAGCTCGCATACCGTGTTCCAGCTTCTAAGATTACAAAGAAGAATATGAACTCTGTATCTGACATTGTGTTCGAAGGATTAGACACGACTATTGACTGGAAGAATACGGGTGATAACTCTTATGATGGTGAAAAGCTTTTACTTCTTGTACATGATGAAAGTGGAAAGTGGGACAAACCAGATAACATTCTTAACAACTGGCGTGTAACAAAAACCTGTCTTAGGTTGGGTAGAAGAATTATAGGTAAATGTCTGATGGGCTCTACATCAAATGCTTTGGACAAAGGCGGAGAGAACTTTAAGAAGTTGTACTACGATTCCGACATAACAAAAAGAAACTCAAACGGACAGACAAAGAGTGGAATGTACAGTTTGTTTATTCCTATGGAATGGAACATGGAAGGTTTTATTGATAGATATGGAATGCCAGTTTTAGATACCCCAACAAAACCAGTCTTAGATTCTTATGGTGATTACATTCCTCAAGGAGCTTTGGAGTATTGGGACAATGAGGTTGAAAGTTTAAAGAACGACCCAGACGCACTTAATGAGTTTTACAGACAGTTTCCAAGAACAGAGTCACATGCATTTAGAGATGAAACCAAGTCTTCTATATTCAATCTAACAAAGATATATCAGCAAGTAGACTACAATGACTCTATTATAAAAGAAAAGTATTTAACTAAAGGTTCTTTTCATTGGAAAGATGGCGTTGAAGATTCGCAAGTAATATGGACTCCAGACCCAAGAGGTAGATTCCTAGTGTCGTGGATACCAGGAAAGGCACTTCAGAATAGAGTAGTGGTTAAGAATGGAGTAAAGTACCCTGGCAACGAGCACATTGGTTCGTTTGGTTGTGACTCATATGATATATCAGGTACAGTTGTGGGCAGAGGTTCTAATGGAGCTTTGCACGGACTTACCAAGTTTAATATGGATGAAGCTCCAAGCAATGAGTTTTTTCTTGAGTATATAGCCAGACCTCAAACGGCAGAGATATTTTTTGAAGAGGTGCTTATGGCGTGTGTATTTTACGGAATGCCAGTGCTTGTGGAAAACAACAAGCCAAGACTTCTGTATCACATGAAGAACAGAGGATATAGAGGGTTTTCAATGAATAGGCCAGATAAGGCCTTTAACAAGCTTTCTAAGTCAGAGAAAGAGATTGGGGGGATACCCAACTCATCTGAAGATGTAAAGCAGGCTCACGCCTCAGCTATTGAGTCTTACATAGAGAAGTATGTAGGTATAGATGTTAATGGTGATTACAGAGATGCAGGCGATATGG